ATGACAAAGCCAAAAAGGAACAGCACTCGCGACCGGCGGATATGTTTCGACGCGCACAAGACGACGAACTCTTCCGGCCGCACAGTTCTTGTTTGCCACGTCTGCGGTGGGGAAATCGATATTGTTCGGGGGGAGGAGTGGGAGGCGGATCACATTGCCCGTCACGCCGAGGGCGGCGAGTCGACGCCGCAGAACTTGTGGCCGGCTCATGTCGGCTGCCATCTGGAAAAGTCGAAGGTGGACAACAGAGAGGTGAAAAAGGGCGTGCGCATTGCCGAAAAAGCGACAGGAGTGCGCCGCTCCGCAAGGCCCATGATGGGGTCTAAGCGCAGCGGGTGGAAAAAGAAGATGGACGGAAGCGTCGTGAGGAGGGGGAGATGAGAGACGCAAATGCCGTGCGGGAGATCGAGCGCGTCCTGATACGAGCCGAGTCAAAGCTGGACGACGCGAGGGACAACCTTGACACAGCCGCGACTGCGCTCATGCGCATCGCCGACGAGCAACTAGACAGCGCAAGACTCTGCCTTACGCCACCAGGTTCCTACACCTATTTGATCGAGGCGAAGCGGGCGCTCGCTGCCGGTGACGTCAGTCAAGCGCGTCGCGCTCTCGACAATCTTATTGAGATGTCGTTCATTCTGGCGGACGAAGTCGACCTCCGCGCTGACCTTTGGTCCGCGCGGTGCGCCTGACACATCGCCTTCACCATGGCAGCATGTGGACGAGAAGGCTGCCGAGTGCCATCAGGCCCATAATGACGAGCGCAACCTTGAAACCTGGACTCACGGCCTCAGTTCCTTGAGCAGTGCCGCGAGTGCGGGCCACTTGTCTTGCAGGAGGACTTGCAAGACCATGAGTATCCCGACGATGGCTTTTTCGAGCAACGACATTCGACGCGACATCTTGTCGTGGCGTTCCTCGCTCTCTTCCTCGAGGCTCCTCACGTCGCTGTGGAGGTTCTTCACGTCGCCATGAAGCGTCGTAAGCCTGCGCTCCAGCTCGATCGGATCGTGCCCGGATGGATCGGATTGCGTCCTCCAACGATTCGGCATACATTTAGCTCACCTTCGCTGGTTGCGGTTGACGTCCAGTCCGACACACGTCGTACTCTCTCATGAGTTGAGCTCCGACCGCGCGCTTGCGCTCCTCTCCGGACTCGAGATCATCGATCCACGCACGCACCCCGTCCTTGGAAACGGGGCCTGCAGGTCGCGGCGTCTTGCGCAAAAGCTCCGATCTCACCCGAGGATCGATCTCAGGGCAGCGCACGCTTGTCACCTCACCGCTTTGGACCAGGGGGACCAGCGGGGGCGGCTCTTTTGCCTCGGTGCAACCAAGGGTCATCAGCGGCAAACACAGGGCTATCGCGATCCGGCGCTGTTGCACGTAGTGCCTCCTTTTCACGTCGGAGCTTATCGACCATCGTCTCATACTCCTGTAACTCGTCTTCGCGGGCCCTTATGGTTTTGTCCCGTTCTGCCACGGCCTCACGAAATTGCTTGAGTTGTGCAGTCAACGCCTGCGCATCGCGTTCCGCCATGCAAACGGCTCTTGTTTCACGTGAAACACGGCGGTCGTGGATGTTGATGGCAACCATCCCAATGATGCCGGCGGCCAGGACGGCAGCGACAAAAACAGCAATCGCAACCGCTTGCGTGGAGCTTCCGGCAACCGCGCTGGTCGCCTTCTCGCGACCCCAGGCCAGTGCACCAGCCAGCCCGACTGCTTTGACGATTGCCCACTTGCCGATAATCCACGTCAGCATCACGTTCCCTCCCGCATGCGCGACCGACGATCTAGCCACACGAACACCAGCGCCGCGCCAGTGCCGGCGGTGATCCAGAAGCCTGGCCGAGTAGCAATGTCACTGGCAAGCGCAGTAATGCCACTGGCAAGCCGCTCAGGATGTTGCGTGATCGTGTCCCACGCTTTGTCCCAAAGGGAGTAAAGGACGCCGCCAGTGCCAAACACGGCAGCCCATCCCGTCTTCGACTGGGCCATGGACGTTTTCTCGGCGGCAACCGCACGCCCCTGCGTCTGGGATTGCTCGTCAGGATCGGGGAGCGGGGCAACGTCAATGTCAGCCGCAGAGACAACCGGCGTTGCCATTGACATTGCCATCATCTGGGACGCTTTTTCGACGCCATCGCAACGCCGCAGCCAGCCCTTGCCGAAGCGCCAGAACGTTTTGAGGCTTTTGAGGTAGGCTCGGCGGGAGTCCATGTACGCCGGACCAAGCCGGGAAAGGTCCGCAGTAGCTGCCGCGTCGAGCGTGATGGACCCGATGTGCCCATCGACATCAACGCCGAGGCACTTCTGCAATTTTCGGATGGCTGTGCCGACGCCGGAGTTCACGCCGAAGTCGAACACGAGAAGGTCAAGGCCGGCGGGGAGCTCGCCGCACCGCAGCGGCTGCCAGTAATTTTCGAGATAGATCGCACTCACCTCGGCCGCCTCGATCTTACGAACGTCCTGCGGCTTGAGACGGCGACGGGACCGCCACGCATCATACTCGCTCTGAATGATGCCCTTCATGGTGGCGCCGCCAGGATCGATCGGGTCGTTCGAATAGCCGCCCTCCCAGCGCAGCGTCTCGGCGAGGCACTGTTCGAAGCGGTCAGAGGCAGACGGTTTGCGCTTGCTCATGGGGATGGTCACGTCTTGATCAGGGCGTTGAGGATCATGGCCGGAGGGATGTTCGCGTGCGCGTTTCCGCCGGACGAATTTGTCAATGTCGTTGTCGTCGTCGCCGTCAGTGTAAACGTCGTGTTTGCCACTGCCGCCGGGGCGACGAATGAGCTTCCCGGCGCGGCGACACCAAACGATGACGCGTAGATAGCCTGCAATGTATTGCCACTCGCACTACCGCCGCTGGCGGCAATCGTCGTGGACGATGACGCGGACCCGATCGACGTCGGAAGCTGAGACTGAGTCAGAGTTACGTTCTGCGCGCCGCCGCTGGTGCCGAGCAGCGTCCCGTCCAATGACGAGCCCGCCACCGTAATGCGGCCGGCCGTGCTCCCGCCCATGTTGTCGCGGCCGAACCGCGCACGGCCCCGCAGGTCCGGCAGATAGAACGTTCCGCTGCTGCCGCCGTAGGTGTATCCAATCGCGGCAAACAGCCCAGGATAGCTGCTCGACGACAAAGACGAGCCGTCGCAGAACAGCCACTCTCCGGCAAGGTAAGGAGGGATCGTTCCAGATGCGCCCGCGTAGTCCATAATTGTCCCCGGTGGGATTGCCGGGGCGCCAAACCGCAATCCATTCGTGCTGTCGGACAATACTGGAATGCGGCAATACTGTGGCGGGATGATAGACGTTCCCGCGCCGTTCGTCAACGTAACCGAAAAATTTCCTGACGTCAGGTTCTCGACAAAGAAAAACCCGTAGCAGCTCGTGGTGACGATGACGTTGGCAAGAAGCGTCCCGGTCAGTCTCAGAATTGCCGACTGGCTTTCGGAACTGGACAACGGGACGTCCGATGCCGACAAAGACTTCGTCGTTATCGAACCGAGGTTGTTGTCGATGATCTGGAACACTGACGTGTTCAGCGTGGAGCCCCACGTTCCAGTGTTGCTGCCGGTCGACTGCAGCTCATAGCCTTTATTTGTCGTCGTCGTCATAGCGCCCCCACTACGGTCTGGTTGGAACCCAATCGGTCGGCGGAGTCGTCGGCGTCACCGGTTGCCAATCGTTGATCTTGCTTACGCCCGGCGGAGCGGCCAGGAGCTTTGGGTTGACCACACTCCGAGCGGCGTAGTCCGTTCTGCGCTGCTTTGCCTTCTCAATCAGGCCATTGTATTTATCTGCAACTTTCTGCCGTTCGTCGTCATCCAGCCGGCGATCCTTCAACTGCTGACGCTTGCGTGATTCCAAGTCATGGATTTCCCGCGACATGCGATTGAGGTTGCGCGCGCGGCTGACCTCTGGCTCGACGGGGTAAACGTTCATGCCGACGCCGCGCAGCGCGGCCTGACCCATGGTCAATGGCGCGTCGCCGTACTTGGTCGGGTTCTGTTTGTAGGCGTCCCACATCTTCAACGCGAATGACTGGTCCGTCACCCATGGCGGCAATGTTGCCCGCGCCAGATAAGACATGATGTCCCGCATCTGATCTTGCGGCGGGTCGCGCTTGTCGTAGATCGGCCGCTTGGTGAACGGGTCGATCCCTGTCTTGATGGCGACCAGCATATCCGCAACCGGCCCGCCCAACAGGCCAGCGGTGCGCGTCGCGTCTCCAAAATCTCCCTTTGCGACTTGCGTCCCCGCCTCCTGGAACATCGACCACGGCAGCAAATAACCGAAGTCGAAGAACTGCCAGCGGCCAGCCGCATCCCGCATCGGCAGCATCATGGCGTTTTCTTTTGTCCGGAGGAACTCGGGCAGTGATTCCTTGAGCTTTTCAACGTCCTCCTTATCTACATCGTTCATGAAGGCAAAGACCGCCGCCATGATATGAGGTAGCGCGACATAAGGCGCCAGTCGCCAAGGTTTTGTCGCCGCCGTCTCAAGAAGAACAGGGAGAGCTTTGTAAAAATACGTGATGAATGGTGCGCCGCCGGGAACATTCCGGAGATACCGGATAGATGAAGGCACCTCGCTATAATCAAACAGCCACTTCTGAGACTCGAGGTATGCCTCATCAATGCTGCGGCCAGTCTGCTCTACGTCGTGTATCATCTTCGCAAGTTTCGTTAGGCTTTCGGCCTTCTGGTAAAGATCGCCAGAAAATCCGATCATCCTTGCCCCAATCCCCTTCATGACGGCAAGGGGGTAAAGGATCGGAAAGAACGGCGACTGCCTCGCCAGCCTGCGATCGATATCAAGAAACTCGCGGCTGATCTTCACAAGCTCCTGCTCGGAAAATCCGCTTGCGGTCAATCCGCGGGCCTTTGCCGCTTTGTAGTACGCGCCGTCCTTGGCCATCTCTGCCGCGGCGCGGCCGATGTAACGAGGAATATCGATCGGTCCCATGCCCGACAGGTTGAGCATGATCATGTTCGAGATGAAGTTTCTGATCTGCGTCGCCGGGTTCATCGGCACCTTCATCGCCTTCCACAGCGACGACGCCCGACCGCCCCATCCGTTCGGAGAGAAGAACCTTTGCAAAGACGACGCATCGTCCGGCAGGATTTCCATGCCCGGCAAAAGGTCGTTCTTGATCTCCTTGCGCACCCACATCCCGCGCAGCATTCCGTACCGTGGGCTATCCGGTATCTGCGCGTACCCGTCCGGTACGTCCTCGTTACCTCTGATGTACGGCACGGCAAGCGCACGCATCGCGTTCGACTCGGCAATCATCCTCTGCTGATTGGCAGCGTCAGGCTCGAAGATCGCGCGGTAGCTCAACTCTTCGGCTTCGGCCTTGAGCCAGAACGGGCTGACCCTGCGGCCGTTGAAGTTGACCAGTCCTCTGTCGAAGACCCAGCTATGGTTCTGTGAAATCTTGTCGAGGAAGTCGATCAGTGCGATGTCGCGATAGGTTCTGAGAATGCCCCGCGCCGCAAGAAATGCGGGGTCGGTAATCTCCCCCATCAGCAATCTGGCTTCCTTGTCGATCTCCTTCCGCTGCTTGGTATACCCCATGTCGCTTGGCCGCGCGGCGTTGGCAAAGCCGGCGAGGCCTCCGCCGTGCCGCTCGATCATGTGCTTGAGATAGACGCGCGGGAGATACTGATCACGATATTTGGCGTAGCTTGCCTGTGGAATAAGCCCGCGAGCCACCAGCGCTTGGCCAAGCATATCGATGATCCGCTTGGCGTCGATCGCCGCCTGCCTTACCTTCCTATTGCCGATGGTCTGTGCTGTGGCGCCTCGTGTCGTCAGGTAATCGTAGGCTGCGCGCTGGTCGCGGTTGTTCGCGCCGCGCAAATCCTCCCATATGCTCCGCGTGATGTCATTGGCACGCGCGATCTTGCCAAGCGTCTTGTACTTGCCGATGCGGTAGCTGTCGGCTTGCGGAATGCGGTTGACGGGATTGTACCAGCGGAGGAACGCATTCCACGCTCGGCTGAAAACACCCGGCGGCTGACCCGGCGTAGCCGGTCGCATCGGTGGCGGGGGAAGTCCTCCGCCTGGGGGCGCACCCGGTGGACGCCCGCCGGGCGGCGGCGTGTATCCACCGCGCGGCGGAGCAGGCGGCAACGGCGGTGCGCCGCCAGTTCCTTGCGGAACTGTCGGCAGGCTCGGAAGGGCTAGTTGCCCTTGTTGCGCGGGGACTTGACCATTGCCTTGAGCGCTCGCGCCCTGGCTTCCACGATCAACCGCGCCTGGCTCCCCTCGGGCAGCGTCTTCGCCACGCTCAAGGCGTGCCGCGCGTGCCTCACCCTCTGCCATGAGGTCGAAGGTTTCCTGCTTGGCTTGCTCGATGGCATCGTCGATATCCATTCCCTGTTTTTGCAGTTCGAGAACGCGCAAGTCTTCTTGTGCTGTCAATCCTGCCTTGTTTGTCGCGTCGGCAATCTGAACGGTTTCGACGTACAACTCTTCAAGGGCCGCGTCAATGTCGTCGTCGGTCCACGACGGTTGCGCCATAGACTGCAGACGGCTGCGCTCGCGTTCTGTCAGTGGCGCAAGTCCGTTCTCGTCAATATAGGCATCGACACGCTCGACAACCATTGCAATCTCGCCATCCAACTGCTCTTGAGCGATGGCGCTCTTTTCCTCGTCAACCCTGTCCAAATGCTCCATGATGTCGGCGGGCGTTTGCGGATGCACACGCTCGCCGCGGAACATCCTGTCAAGAAGATCGTAGAGATCGTTGACTGTCGTGCGCGCCTCACCGTCGCCGCCCGTTTCGACAATCCAACCGCCTCCGACAAGCGCCTCCCTCGCCTTGTCCGGATGTACGCCGTTCTTGTTGATGATACCAGGGATGTAGCCTCTCTGCCCCGGCTTGGCCCCCATCATCTTGCTGATGTCTCCGGTCACGTCGCGAATGCCGCCCATTTCGCGGATGACAGAAGCCAGCGAAGGCGCCTTTGAGCGCCCGGCAATGGCAAAAAGAGGTTGTCCTTCCGCCTTGATTTTGCTGACAAGGTTGGTCGGCAACTTCGCCGCTGCGATCTCAGCGACACCAGTCGATCCGCCAGAAGCAAAGTACCCGTCGATGATATCCTGAACCGGCGCGACATCGTCCTTGTAAATTGCGCCGCGATGCACCATCTCCACAAAGATAGCTGCGGCTTCCTGATCGATGGCTTCCTGTGGGTCGGCAAACGCCGCATAAAGCTTCTGGTACGCCGCACGGATTGTTGTAGTCTGCGGCACGCTGTTGTAGTCTAGCGTTCCGTTCAGCCGGAAGTATTCCCTGAGCGGAAGATCGAGAACGCCAAGGAGGTTGCTATGGTCAACAAGACGCCGGAAGTCGCCAGCGGTCATGCTCCCGCTGCGGCTGAGAAGGTGGGTCAACTCGTGGACGAAGCCGCCACGGATAACAGAGGTGATGTCTTCTACGAGCCCTCCATGCGTGCCCTCCGCAAGGCGGTCGAACTCGTCAAAGGGAAGAAGGACGATGGCCCTGCTGCGAGGAAGAAATAGGGCCTTCGAGTTGAGCATCTGGTCGCGGTTGACGATGACCGCGAACGGAGTGCCATCAAGCGTCCTGACATCTACGATGGCCGTCTCGGCGCTTGATTGATCGGGACGGATGTTGGCGACAACGCCAACTCGCGCACCGTCCGGGATAATGGAGCGCATCGGCGCGATCATATCGATGATTGCGCCGCTCAACCGTTCCGGGATCGGCACGGGCATTCCAGCCGTCAGCCGAGACGAGATGATCTCAGCCGTCGTCTTCGGCTCGATTAGCTTTTCAGCTTCCTTCTTTTCCTTCCACGCTTTGAACTTTGCAGCGCGATCATTCGCATCATCTGGCCTCAACTGTGCCAGCGGCGCAACCTCGCTAACGATCTGATCACGCAACTCTTTCTTGACGGGCTCACCGTTTTTGTGGGTGATCTCAAGTATCTTCGGATCAAACACGACGTAGTTACGTGTTCCATCGCCATTCGATCTGGACGCCCCATCAAAGTATCGAATGCCGGGAACGCCGGCAGACGCTAGCATCCGCGACACGTCGGGCTCGGTGTTGCGCCCGTAGTCGAGCCGTTTTTCAGCCGGGCTGATGCCGGGCTTGTCGATCTTGGCCAGTTCGCGGTTTTGTATCTCTCGCGCCATGCGCATGTAGACGGTGGCGCCGGTCGGCTCCGTGCCTTCCATCGTTGGCGCTGTGATCTCTTCAGACATGCCAAGCGACGCAACCGCAGACTTCACAGCGTCCGGTTGCGCAGACCACGGCGCATCCCAATCCAGCAGATGGTGCGGCTCGGCGTCGAGTCTGACTTCGTAAATGTGCCCTGGCAACCTGACGTGGCTGTCACCGAAAGCATCTTTTAGAGTTAGCAAGGATGACGTTGATACGGCCTGTTTGAATGAATATCCACCTTCTTTTTCGCTTCTGCGTGTTAGCCACAAAATCCAATCTATTGCCTCTTTCTGATCTGACGATTTTGCCGCTTTAGACAGTTCTTCAAGTTCTTTTCTGGAATACACCGGGCCTATGTACTGACCTTTGTCTAACGCAAGTTCTCTCCTATATTGGTCAGCTACCGCCATATTCTCAGCGAAATAAAGCCCATGCCCGAACGACTGCGCGCCCTCTCCGCTGCCGATCTTGCTGCTGTCGAACCGGTCGAAATCGTGCGGGCTGCCGTGGTAGACCGTGATTGCAGCCAGCGGCTCGGACTTTCCGTCCCCGTGGCGCTCCGGAAAGATCGACGTCAGCCCGACATCTTCCGGCGTAACGGTCGCATCGCCAAGCGTTGCGCGCTCTCGAGCATCAGCCCACGATTTGATTTGCTCGGCTGTCGCCTGGCGAGCGTAGCGCAGTCCCGTACCTCCCGCGCCGATGCCGAACCCGCCGACAAACGCCTGCGCGCCCGCCTCCTTGATCCTCGCCAATCCCTCATCCGAGAGAAGTGCCAGCCCGACGTTCTCCCCCTTGGCAATGGCCTCGCCGGCAATCTGTGTTGCTTCCTGGAGGATTTCCTCCATGCCCTCCGTCGCACCACCACGCACGCCGGCACTCATCATCCGGCGCACGACGTGCTGGCCAAGTTGCTCCTTAAATAGAGAAGAAAGCGCGCCATGGCTCATCATCTCGATGCGGCCCATGATCGCGCCGCCCGCGAGGATGATGGCGTCCTGCTCTTTCGGATTGAGACCCGCCTCCTCCATTGAGGCGCGCATCTGGCCGACCGACTGCGCATAGGTTGGCACCATTGCCGCCATCGGGCCTGCAACCATGTAAGTGGCAAGCATAGGCACCGTCGATCCTGTCGCCTGCGCAACGCTCTCCATGCCGTAGACCAGTGCGCTCCGCCAGTCTTTTACGTCGTCGAAATTCTCAACTTGGCGATCAGGAAAATGCTTCGCCGCCAACCCCTTCATAGTGTCACCGACACGATCGAGCAGCCCGCCGAAAAGCTCATACGCTTTGCCAATTGGGTATTGCGGCGGAATGGCCGTAAGGACATCCTCAGTCTTTTGCAGAACAGTCCGACCATCGTCAGATGTTGCAGCCTCGTAAGCGCTCTTGACTGGCGATGTCAGCATCTTGGCGATAGGGGCAAGGTCTGCGGTCGAGTAGGCGCCATCTTTCGGGTCACCGTAGTCGTGCGGCAACCGCTCTCCGATCTGGCGACCGACTGCGCCCGCCATCTGCCCAAACCCGCGGTGAGCGTCACCGAACCCTTCCACGACCGCACGTGCGACTTGCAGAGGAGCATTCAGAACAGACTGCGCCATATCAACATCAGGGCGTTCCGACCTGACCGGTTCCCAATCCGTAATGCCCGTGTCGTTCTCCGGCGGGGTGATGACAGGGGGGGCGGGCGGAAGCTTCTGGTACTTGCCGTATTCGGCTGGCTGCGGCTGACCAAGCAAGTCGTGCACGCGCATGGACAATCCAACCAAGCCAGACGGCTTGGCTTGTCCGGGCTGCACGGCAACGCCCGCGATCGGCGATGTCGTCGGCAAGTCCATGCGCGGAGGAACAACAGGTTCTCCGGCATATAGGAACGGATCAATATCCGTCGCACGAGTCCTCGGCGGGCCAAGGCCGACGATCGGACCATCATCATCCCACGGGGTCATTCAACGGGCTTCCCGTCCTGAGTGTAGATGCGCTTCGTCTGCGTATCCATGTAGTACCCGGTCGATGGAGATCGGGCGAGCCGGCCGGCCTTGTCAAGGGCCTCAAGTGCAGGCGGCACCTTGGGCGGCGCGGATGTCTGCGGAGATGCCGGGGCAGGAGATGTCGGTACGGGCGCAGATGGTGCCATTGTTGCCGGAGGCGTCGCGGCGGGCTGTTGAGGCTGCATCGCCGACTCGTACAACTGTCGCAACTCGGAGGCGCGGCGTTGGACATATGCCGGCCGCTCCTTGGCGGGGACAAAAGCATCCGTCGCCTCCTTCTGCGCGGCTGTGAGTGCCCAATGGGTCAACTGCTGCGGAGGCACCGTCCTTCGGCCAGCAGCAAACTCAAGCGCTTCTTGCTCCTTGCCAGGGTTGGCGGCAAGGTAGGCCTGCCGCTTCGCTTCAAAGACTGATTGCCGCTGTTGACCGGCTCCGGTGCGCTGGCCCATCGTCACGCCGTCCACTTGCTTGATCGTTCCGTCACGAGTGTTAAGCGACAGAACGCCCTTGCCGTCTCCTGCGGGCGCGAACGTGAACCGCCCCTGATCGGCAGTGCGTTCCGCCAAGGCAACCCGCCGCTCCTCCATGCCGAGACGCTGGCGCTCGCGTTGCGCTGCATCGGCAAGGCGCTGCGCATCGAGGTCGATCCGGCGCTCATTGAGCCGCTGCTGCTCGATCTGCTGAAGATGTTTCATGCCGGCAAGGCCGCCCTCGCCGACGGCTCCCGCCAAGGTCGGCGACCGCGACGCCATCATGCCAAGCCCCGCCGTGGTCAATGCACTCCATGGGCTCGACGCAAAGCCGCTGCCTTCGCGCGCGGCATCCGCCGCGGGCGGCGGGGCTTCCTGTGGCGGAGGCGCGGCGGCTGGCGCCGGCATGGCGCTAGATTGCGGAACAAGTCCACCGGACGGCCGTGCGGCTGGAACAACCTTTCCCTCCCATCCAGGATTACCGACCCCCGGCGGAATGACTGCCGGACCTTGGGCAAATGGCGTCGCCCGGTCGGCGAGACCGGGAACCATCACACCTTGCGGAACACCGACGACCGACGGGCCCGGAGTGAACCGGGTAGCGGTATCGGGAATTGCCGGAATGGCCCACTGCGGAGGCACGACTATACCGCCGTCAGCATAACCCTCCGGAACAACAGTAGCGGCCCACGGATCGGCTGATGCCGGCATCTGCTCGGGTGCGTTGTCGCGCAAGATGCCGCGGAACTGCTTGGTAAGATCGGCAAGACCGGATGTCATCCTCGTCATGTCGGTATCGGCTGGTGGCTGACTTGCCGCCGCCATGGGTTGCGGTCGTTGCATTTGCGCAGGCCGCAACTGCACCATGGGGATGACGGACGGCGCCGTCGCAAACGGCGTTGCCGCGCTGCCATATGGAATGCCGGAAACGGCCCCCCCGTCCGCATATCCGACCCGCCCGCCATGAGCAAGGCTTGAACCGATGGCGTTGCCTAGCCCGGAGCCAATTGCGCCGCCAACGCCTGGCATAAAGAAGTTCCCGGCAAGCCCCAGACCTGCCGTCAGAAGTCCGGCAAGGCCGTTGTAACTGTTGGTTCCGGGTTGCGTTGTCGTCTGTGTTCCGCCCATGCCTGGCGCGATGGCTCCTTCGATCCCCGCCAGCCACTGCGCTGTCTGGAAAGGATAGGCCCTCTGCTCAAGGAAGTCGGAGTAGGGAACGTTCAATTCCTGCTGACCAAGCGCCTGTTGCAGTCCGCCCGTTTGCAGGAGCGTTCCAAGCCCCTGCAACTGCTGTGTCTGTGCAAGCTGACCGAGCCCGCCGACGACGCCCGCACCCTGCAGCGCGCGTGACGCATCACCTTGGGCCGCCGCAAGCGAGCGATCAAATCCCTGGCTGCGCAGTCCCGCCAGGATCGGCGCCTGGACGCGCTGCTGGCTCTCTGCGGCCAGCGCCTTCGCAACGGCCGCGCTGTCGCCGTAGGCCCCGCTCATCGCGGCTTGGCCGGCAACTTGGCTCAACTGCCTCTTGTTCTGCGCATCGAAGTCGGCCGCAGTCGCATCAACAACCTGTTGCGTGAACGGGTTCGTGTAGCGGGAGATCGCATCTGGAGTGATCGGCGCTGCGCCCGACCGGGCCAGTCCGGCCGCCTCCTGCACGTACGGCTGCGCCAAGCCGACGCTGTCGCGCACCCCGGCAAAGGCCGCCTGCTGGTCAGGCGTGAAGCCGGCAACGCGAGGCCCCGTGTATCCGGCGTACGGCGTTTCTGACACGCCTTCGGCGCGATCAAGCAACTCTCGGTATCTCGTCATGACCTCGGCCGGCGGCCCGTAGGTCGATGTCGTTTGTTGCGTCGTTTTACCCTTGCCGCACATAGTTTGGTTCCCCCGTCGTCGCGCCGTGCAAGAAAAACGCGCCCGCAGGCTCACCGAGCTGGTTGCGATACATGCGGACCTTCGCCGCAGTTCGCAGGTTAGATACGATGCCGATCAGAAGCGGCAAATGCAACTCATCCGACGCCATCTTCGCAAACGCGATCAGGTCTTTCGCATTCGTCGAGCGCCGAAACTCAGGGTGAACAAAGTTGAACAGCTCTTCGAGAACCCACTGCTCGGCATACCACATCGTCGAAATCGTAAGACAGATTGCACCCTCGATACGGTCGTGAGTGCCGACAACACCGATGATGCCACCGCGGCGGTCGAATGCGCGGTGGATCATACCGCGCACCTTTTCCTCGCTCATCGGAAGAAACGCGTTCTCGTCATGGAGAGCTCGACACAGGCGCATCAACTCCTCTTCGTCGTCGGGATGCGCGTGCCGCACTCTGTTTGGATCGGCTGGGGGGGCGATCATTTTTCTGGTCCTGGAAGTTGTGACATCTCGTTGATCGTACTGGTTCTGATCTTCTTGACAAACTCGTCAAGAACGCTGTGCCCAGCGCTCATGTCGCCGTCACCGATGGACGAGACAACCTCGGGCGGGACGATGTACTCCCCTCCCGATGCAAGGATGGGGACATCAGAACCGACGTCGCCGCCATCGGCAAACCGCCGCGGCCGAAGCTGCTGCTGCATGTTGCGCGCCATAAGGTACTGATTGTTGCGCGGCATCTGGGCGCGAGGCAGTCCGTATGGACCGCTCTTGAACATGCCATCAAGTACCTTCATCCCGGCTTGCGAATTGCCCTGACCGAGCCCGGACACGATGTCCGCCGGGAGGACATAGGCGCCCTTCGGCACCTTGAGCGGCACATGATCGGCCCGCCCGCCGCTGTGAGCCTTGATGCCGCCGCCGCGCGCCATCGCCTTTGCCTTGGTCGGCATGCTTCCTCCTACAGCGGGTTCAGGATCGCATAGTCGTAGGTCTCTCCGCCGGCAGCCGCGCCCGTCGTCAGAACAAAGCTCGCACCCGACGTCTTCGTTGTGATCGCGAACGCCCCGAGAGTTTTCGCCGCCGCATTCGTGGGGGTGATGACAATGACAGAACTCGAGCGCACCGCCGTGTCATTGACAGTCGTCGTCGTCGCCGTCGCAGACAGAGAGATCGTCCCCGTCGCTCGCGGGAACATGGCCGATATCACCCGGATCAGCTCTGACGTGTTCTGGTTGCCATTGGCAAGCTGGCTGATGATATCTGACAGTGCCGCCGATGCGTACTCCATCACCGCCTCCCATCTCGGGCAAAGCGATACTTGACGGCACCAACCCGCCAGAACGAGCCTGTATCTTCCGACGCGAACGACAGCGCCATGAAGCGGCCACGGATGCGCGGGTTGACGGATTGCGTCGATTTTGTCACCTGATGCGGTCCATCCGTTCTCGGCGTCTCCCCAAGGTAGTCGACTGTCTTTACGGTAATCGACACTTCCGCCGAGTTGGCGCCCCCGAAAAGGTCCCACTTGAAGTCCGGGAGTATCCAGTCGACGAACGCCATCTCCGACCCTTCGGAGATGGCAAACCATCCCGTCTCGAAGGATGCCGCGATCGGCTGACCATCCGCATCCCGTGTGGTCTCGTGCTGGTAGATGACGCCTGATGGAGACGCAGCAATAGGCATCCCGGCTTCCGACTGGTCTATCGCAGCGGACCGGGCCATAATACCATAATCCCAAGTATTTTCAACCACATTATACTTGACATATCTTGACGGTTCTGTTGTCGCGTCAATTGCAGACGGGTAGAACCACCATATCTCATTCGCAGGAGTATTGGCCCAAGCCGTGACTTTACTTTGATGCGTCTCGTCCATGTCTTGGAAAGCCGCATCCCAAACGGGGCACGGCATGATCGTCAACCCGTTGGCCCCCAACCGGAAGAAGTTTGCCCGCCCCATCCAGAACACGTCGGCAGCCATCTCCGCGACCGCATGCGCCCCGATAAGTCCCGCCTTGGGTCCGATCCTGTTGAGCCTGAACACCAGCGGGAAGTTGATGTAATCGAAAGACCAGAGGTCGATATCTGTCCAGAACAGGTTTTTCTGACCGGCCCGCATGCCGCGCACAATGCGCGATCCGTTCGGAATGCGGAACGTCCGTGCCTGGTTCGTCGTGCTGGTCGTCCAAATGCTGAAGTCGTCGATGTCGCTCGTGCGGATCACGAGCGGGTCCTGAGTTGTCCCGATCGCGTGCTGGATGGACGATCCATAGGCAACAAGGATGCGGGCGGGAGACGCCACGAAAGAGCCGGTGTTATAGGTCGGTCCTGTGCCGACCATCGTCATGTTCGAAAACCCGCCGTTCGGCGCCCAGTAGAAGAGGCTCCCACCCTTCGGGCAGGCAATCAGCGTGTCCCCCCAGTTGTCCAACGTCCAGTCCGTTGCTGCGATATCGGTGCCGGTTTGAGCGCTCGATGTCGTCCCCGTGCCGTAGCCGCCGCTGCCATATCCTCCGATCCCGTATCCCGTCCCGGTCCCTGCCGGCCCAATCGAGATCGTATAGACATACTCGGACTCGCCGCCATTCATCATGGCCGTCGCGGTGCTGCTGGCCGTGTTGGCCGCGGTGATTGTGAACACGTCGTCACCAGAAACCGACGTGACAACATACGTCCCACCGATCGTAACCCCGCCGACCGTCGTCGACAACGGAAGCACGACTTTGTCGTTCTGAGAAACGCCGTGATCCTGAAGCGTCACAGATACGGTCGACGATCCACTCGTCGTTGCCAGTTTCGGCACATGAGACGGAGATGCCGTGCCGCCGCTCGTGTATGTCCCGTAGGCCGTCGAGTTGATGCCGGAAAGTTCGAACGTGTTCGCAGCCACGTTGGCGATTTCGTAGAGATTCCCGTTAAGCTGCGTCATCCCCCCGACGCCATAGAAATAAATCATGTCCCCGTTGGAAAACCCATGCGCAACTGCGGTGACGACGCACGGATTTGCGTTTGTTGCCCCGGTCACCGTCACCGACGCCCTGGTTGCCGTTGCGGCACTCGATGCGGTTATTTGATAACTGGTTGACCCGAGGACCAGAGATATCGGATACGTACCAGACAGGATCAGTCCTCCGATCGAAACCGGAGCGTTGAACGTTACGCAATCATACACCGTGACGTTCGAAATCTCGGCGTCGGTGATCGTGACCGCACTCGATCCGATCGTCGTGGAGATGTTGCACGCAGTGTCGACTGTGAGCTGCTGCGGGGTTATGTTGGAAAGCACCGAAGACGAGTTGATGGCTACCAGCGTCGTCGTCGTTCCTGCTGACAGCCAGTTGATCCCGTTCAAGTCCTGCCATGCGTGCAGTGCCCGCGGGACGCCGCCAATCGCGAACGGGTAAAATTTCTCCCACCCTCCGAGCTTTTGCGTCAACCCGCCGCGCGTTCTGACGAGGTTGGACGACGATATCCCCGCCTCGTTCTGTCCCTGCGTGGCTTCGACGTTCACGCCAGGCCGAAGCTTGAGCGTTGCAATCGGCATCAGGCCGTACTCCCCGCCGCCGATGGCGTGTCAGTCGAGCCCGGCACGAGCTTATGCCTCTTGCGCTCCTCTTCCAGTTTCGCCGAGATGAGAAGCGACTTATATTGCCCCTCCCAGGATTGCGCCATTTTCGGATCATCCGCCTGCGACCCGAAGTTGCGCATGTATCCGGCCATGAAAACCATGGCGGCAGCAAAGAACAGATCGGGGAGATAGCTAGTCAGATAGGTTGTCGTCGTGCTCACTGAGAGTGCGGTCGGCCTCTGAATGCCGACGATCTCCACCCCATATGCGGCATCCGGCCACGGGCCGACGACAATCGACTGGTCGGAGTTCATGGCGTAGAACGTCGGCAACGTGGCACCTGTCGATGACGGCCACGCCATGTCGAGAAATTCCCGGCTGACAGGAGTGAGAGGGTTTCTCGTGCCGTTCGTCACGGTCCCGCCAACCGGCGTGATGACGTTGACCTGATCGACCGTTATGAAGTGCGCGGGGAGTGTGAAGTTCCGGTTACTGGCCGTCAACGCTCCGCTCGTATCAACCGCCTGTGCGGTCAACAGGTTGAGTTCGCGATAGATGCGCTGCTCGGCGTAGTCGATGCACGACGGCAGAATTGTCGTGAAGTTGCTGTCCGATGACGGAATGACAACCGCGGTCGAGAGCGCCGAGACGAACGATGTGTAGGTGTAGCTCATGTCATTACCGGTAAAGGTTGATGTAGGGGGCCAGGGCGGCGGCCATCTTCGCGTAGCCCTGTGCGGACAAGTGGATGTTATCGCTGGTCCAGTCGCCAGACGTGACTTGCCCGCTCCAATCGACCCATTGGCCGCATTTGATCGGGAGAAGCGCGGAATGAACCGCAGCGTTGCGCGCGGCGATCTCGGCGTTCATGACGGAGGCGCCGCCATAGTTCGAATACCCAGGGCCGACCGGCAGAATGGCTTGCACGAAGGGCACCACCCCGGCATCGCGGCACGCGGTAACAATCGCCAGGATGTTGTCGACTGTCTGCTGGACGGAGAGTCCGAGCGGGTAGTCGTTGACGCCACCGAGGATCATCACAGCCTTTGGCTTCTGGCCGATCAGCGCCGATGTGCGCGCGAACATCCCGGCTGTCGTGCTGCTGCCCGCGCCGGAATTAAACGTCGGCGAGAAATTCAGGATTGACTGAGACGTGTAAGGCGGCTGATCCATAAACCATGTGATGCTATCGCCGAGAAGCCCGATGCCGGATTGACCAGCCGGCGGGGGCGGCGGAGGCGGCGCGTTGTCGTCTTCGGCCCAGGAAGAGAAGCCGGCGGGGAGCGCCGACCCGAACTCGGCGACCTTCGTGCGCAGCCGCATCGCATCGCCGGGGCTGTACGACGAGACGGCGGGGAACAACTCCACTGACGTCGCAAAGGAAAAGTCTGCGCCAGTTCCAGATGCCGGGTCGGCGCCAAATGTTCGATAGCTTCCGTTACGGCGCACCCAGCCTTTCTTTGCGCCAAAGTCGACCAGCACCTGATACCTCGTTCCGACCGGCTGTGCCGAGACAGCGTCAGAACCTATTTTTGTAAATGCCCCGGCAACCGGAGTAACGCTCAGGCTCCACACGCCTAATGAATTGGCACTCGTCCCCAGATAGCTCGACAGGACGAACGCGCCGTCTCCGAGGCCGTATCGGCTCGATCCTGACGACGAGACGATTTCGATCTCGAACCCACGTTTGCCTGAGCTTCGCCCAGTGCTCGCCCGCGCGGACCCGAAGCCGCCCGTTGTCCCCGTAACCGTTAGCCCGTCGCTGCTGACTACGACGTTCGGAGCCCGGTCTCCCCATGCAATTTCGATTTCCATGTGATCACCTGTTTATGCTGCAGCCCAATTCGAAAACCCTGATGGTGGCGAATACGTCAGCTCGGCAGTTTTGGTGCTGATGCGCGACGAATTGCTCGACGGAGCTGCTGCCGGGTACACGGTGCCAGAGATTCCGCTAACCCACTGATTTGTGCCTGCGGCGGGGTCTCCGGTCAACTGCCAAGAGTTATTTTTTGAAACCCATGCTTTCCCGGCAGTCAAATCTATTGCAAAGCCAATTACATCATTAGCCGCGATTGAAAATGTGCCGGTCTGGTCTTTTGTCCAAGTGTTAACATAATTTCCGAGGCTCGTAACACCTGCAGAGCTTGCCGAGTTTCCTGGGTATGTCGTCAGAGCAAAAGACCCGGTTCCGAAACCCACAACATGAGACCCTGATCCCGTCAACACTGTAATTTCGAAGTAATATTTGCCGCTTGAACGTCCGAGCAATCCACGCACAGAGACCAGAGAACCGCCCGTCGCATCCCTGTCGCTATTGCTCAGCGTGATCGACGCATTTTTGTCCGCGCTGTTCCACTGCGCGGACTGTTCGGCCGAAGCGCCTTTGGCAATCAGCATCTGGAAATTTGCCCCCGGCATCACGTCAGCCCCGTGCCGCTGATGATCCACTCCGTCGACGTAATTTTAAGCGCCGTCGCAATGCCATTGGCGGCAAGCGTTCGACTGCCCGTGGTTCCGGCCCCGGCAAGTCGCATCGTGTCGGTCGTGATCGAGATCGTCACCGTGCCGCCGCCGTTCTGGTTCACGAAGGTCAGACACGTTCCGATCGGGTACGCCACGCTGCCGTTGGCCGGGATCGTGAAGGTTCTCGCCGTCGTATCGGCGGACGGGTGCAGTATATGCTTTTGGGCGTCACTGAGCACAAGTGTGTACGCAGCGCTCTGTGAGTTCTGCGGCACCTGAGAGTAGAGCGGGACGCCCTCCACCGCTATAACGCCAGCACTATCGCGAGACACAGTCGTGTCTGAGGCGGCGCCAAGCTCGATCGTCCCGGCAGTGTGAGTTGCCGACGTCGAGTTCATCGCGACCGTCACGCCCTCCACAGCGAGCACGCCGGCCGAGGAGCGCGACAAAGTCGTGTCGGTCGCGGCACCAAGTTCGATCGTGCCCGCCGTGTGGGTGGAGGATGTCGAGTTGAGCGCGACCGTCACGCCCTCAACGGCCAACACACCCGCCGAAGATCGCGACAGCGTCGTATCGGACGCATCCCCAAGCTCAATGGTCCCCGCCGTGTGGGTTGCCGCCGTCGAATTGAGGGAGACGGTCACGCCCTCCACAGCGAGCACGCCGGCCGAGGACCGCGACAACGTCGTGTCGGTCGCGTGGCCAAGCTCGATTGTGCCCGTGCTCACCTTCGCCGACGTCCCGTTCGAGAAGTCAGATGCGATCGTCACGGCGCCGGCCGCCGTCATGCTCAGGCCGGTAACCGTAGACGAGAAATTTGCACTCGCAGTCGCGACGCCGTTGATGATGATGTCGAACGTCGTCCCGTCCCACTGCGCGTACATGCCTTTGACGCCGGCACCCGAATTTTTCAGCGTGTTGGCGGTCGAGGAATGCTCAGCGTGCCACGCCACGAATGGCGCGCCGCCCCCGCTGAGAGCGCCAAGCGAGCCGATAAAGTTGGTGTTACCGTGGCTCCATTTCAGCGTTGTTCCGCCATGGGTGACCGTGACCCCCGGCACATCTGCGGTGCCGGTATGGGTAAACGAATACCCGGAATCAGCCCCAGCAAACGCCAGCGCATTCGAGGAATGCGTGATCGTCACGTCGCCGTTGTTGAAGTTGATGACGGCTCCGGACGCGAGGAAAAGGTCCGACCACATAAGAGACGTCGTGCCGAGCGCGGCGCCGTCGTTACTAGCCGGGGATATGTCTGTCGTCACGCGAGGCGATGTCGCAAACATCGCCGCCCCAGAACCCGTCTCATCGGTCAACGCGGCGGCAAGGTTGGCGGAAGATGGCGTGGCAAGGAACGTCGCGACGCCCGTCCCGAGGCCTGAAACACCTGTCGAGACGGGAAGTCCGGTGCAGTTCGTCAGAGTGCCCGAAGCAGGAGTTCCGAGAGCCGGAGTGACCAGCGTAGGAGACGTGGCGAAAACCAGAGCGCCCGAACCTGTCTCATCCGTGACCGCCGCAGCAAGGTTGGCAGACGACGGCGTGGCGAGGAACGTCGCAACACCAGTTCCGAGGCCGGAAACCTCAGTCGCAATCGCAACCGTCGCGGCGCTGTCCTTGAGCAGCTTTCCCGTCGTACCGTCGAACTTGGCAAATCCGTTGTTGGTCGCCGAAGCGGGACCGACCACATCGCCCGTGCCGGCGCCGGCATCGCCAGAACGGGAGAATGCAAGATCAAAGGAGTCGGCGTTGGCGAACGTCGGACTGACCGCCGGAGCGACATACGCAACCGGAACCTGCAACCACGTCCCGTTGTCGGTCACAGCTCCGTTGATACTGAAGATGGCAATCGTCCCCGCCGCCCCGTACTTGGTCAAGACGATTTGACCACGGTTCGCGGTCGTCGTTGACGATGACCACGCGGCTATGAAATCGGAAATGTCGGGGTTGCCGGATGCGGCAGTCAGCGCCGAGATTGCAATCTGAGAGACAGAGGAGATCGTTGCGCTGTTGCCCCGGAAGCTCCCCGTTCCGGGGTCCGCCATGGTCGTCGTGGTCGAGTAGGTGTATGGGACCTGCGCCGCCCGCCCGTTGGCACCCGTCGCACCGGTCGCACCTGTTGCACCAGTCGCGCCCGTCGCACCTGTCGCGCCGACATCGCCGGCAATGCCGATGGTCCACGCCGTGTACGTTCCCGAACCGACAACCCGATCAACGGAGACCACCAGAGAGGTCGTCGCATAGCTCGTAATCGCCCCTTCCATGTAGTTGGAGGAGTCGTAAGCCACGCGGACTCGCATGTTGGCGAGGTAGGCGAGGCCAGATTGCGTGGTGATCGTTTTGGACCCGGAGCCGATAGTAAGAGAAGTGGTCGACGTGGCAGCGTAACTAGCGCCAGTCGCACCAGTCGAGCCCGTCGGGCCAGCCGGGCCGGTCGGGCCGGCAAGAGAGATGTTCCAGTTCGAGACCGTGCCGGACCCAGTCGCCGCATCGATCAGCACCGTCATCGCGCCGGTCGACGACGTATACGCAGTCACGATCCCGGACATGTAATTCGTCGTGACGGCGTTGGCGTCGGAAAGTTTGACCGGAGACCCTGCCCGATAGGCAAGGCCGGTCTGCGTGGTCAATGACTTTGACCCCGTACTGACGGTCAACGACGTCGTCGATGTCGCGGCATACATGGCGACCGACAGAAGGGCCACCGCTTGCGCGGTCGTTCGCCGCGACGTGCCCGACTGGTTGATCTCCATCTGCTCGGTGCCGTCGATCGAAGCCGCCGCGGGCAACGCCGAGATGCGCGTGCTCATTCGATGATCCTCGTCGCGTCATCTTCCGTCACACGCGTTACGTCGGTCTCTGTCACTCGTTCGTTCTCTCGCGTCGCAGTGTAGTTGATCGGACGAGGGTCCTTGACGGGGACAGGATCGGGCGGAAGAATGATTGTCCTCAAGAATGGAGCAGGCTTCGCCCAACATGTTTTGCAGACGCGGAACCCCGTCCTGGCAATCCTGTTCCCCCTCCAATCCTCCTCATAAGCCAAATCGACGAGATTGTGCACAAAGCCGCATCGATCACACGCGCCGACCGCCTGCGGTCTGGTCGGATCGATCCTCGCCTTACCGTGGAACCGCCAAGCCATGATGCCTCACCGATAGTAAGCGTCGAACATGGGGCGAACGTACATCGGTACGTTTTCTTGATCTTGCATCGCGGCAATGGCATAGGCCTCCGCAGCATCGAGCTTGCGCTTGTCCTCGAGTTCTGGCTTGTAGCGCTTCGCCAGTCGCGCAGACAGCTCCGCAGTGAATGCGTCAAGCCATCGGTACGGCAAATCAAGCGTCACACCACTCGGCAGAGATGCGTCCTGCAATTGGCGAACACACTGCATTTTCAGTGTGTACGTTGTCGCCGAATCGGGCACTGGCCACAGCGTGACCTGCGGCGTCGATTGTCGATTGAACCAATACTGAGTTGGCGGCGCCGACTGATCCTTGTTCGGAAGTGCCGCATACTCAGTCGTCGACAACGGCGTTATGATCCTGTCGACAGTCGAGCTTCCTACCGTTATGGAAATGTAGGCGGCAAGGATCATGATGACGCGCGCGTTCAGTGTATAAGTCGCGACGCCGGAAGTTAGCGATTGGGTGACGAGCTCGGACGTCCAAAGGTTCGGCTGGCGATTGGAAAACATGACAAGCGCCAGATTGGCCTCGTTCGCAGCATCAACCAGGTGCTCTGCCAGGATATCGGTCCTGCGGATTCCAAGCCGGCCGTACGCATTCAGGACGACATCGGCGATGGCCGGGTTGAATGAATATGTGCCGGAACTCGCCATGTCAGTTTATGCTCATGCCTTGCAGCACCTTCACCTCAAGCGTGCCGCTGATCGCAGTGATGACGACACGGAGCGCCCGGATTGGGCTCGTCAGCGCAACGACTTTGGTCGCCGTTGTTCCTGCCGGAGCCGTCGCATCCTCGAGCCATCGCGCGGTGACATTGGCGTCGTTCACGTCGTCGAGAGTATAGAACAAGCCATACGTGCACGTTCCCGTCGCCAGGACGCAGGCCACGTTCGCGTTGAACGGTGCCTGCATGTGATCGAGGAGTATCGCCGTCTTGGTTCCGGTCGTCGTGTGCGTCTGATAGACAGGCTGTGCCATGACATCCTCGCAAAGGGTTGGGTCAGGGCGGGCCGTCCCCCAACGGCCCGCCCTCAATGCGTCGCAACATCAACGCGCCGCGCCGCATTAGCCGCCGTACTGCGAGACGCCATAGAGCCCCGTGGACGACGAGATGTTGGCCACGGAAGGATGCACGTAGACATGCAGCCGTCGCGTGCCGTTCGAGGCCGTCTGAAGCGCATACGTGCCCCGTACGTCTCCCGTCGTCGCCGTCGCCGTCGACGTCACTGCAGCGGTAAACCCCGTCGAGGCCGTGATGGCCGCGTCGTTGTAGACCAGCCTGACATGGCCGAAGTAATCGGCCCGCAGAGGCAGCCCGATCACGTCACCAGTGCCAACCGAAACGTTCGAACCCGAGAGCGTCCCGGCAGGCGTAACCGAGGTGATGTACTTGAACGCTTTGACCCCGGACGCGACGCCAGCGTTTGCGCCAGTGATCGTCTCGACGAGCGGATACCCGTAGAGATCGTACCCGACCACGCTGAACGTCGCGGCGCTGTCATCGCCAACCGAGGTAATCCGAATGTTCCTCGCGATGGCTTTGGTCGGGTCCCACACCGACGTCTGAGCAGCGGACCCGAATGTCACTGGCGACATTGCCGTGTCAATGGCAAGCAGGCCTGTCACCGCCGTGCCAGTCGACGCATTGGTAATCGACGTGCTGACAGTGATGCCGGAGCCAGACGACGATACGAGCGTCAGCGCAACACTCGCAGTGGGCGCCTGAGCCGCCGCAATATTCGTTGCCGACAGTGCGGACGGCACGGCATCGATGCACACAGTGCCGCTCGCCAGATGACCGTAGAACTTCCTGGTATCGCTGATGCCAGGCGTATACGTGAATGGCGTGCGTGGATCGAGCAGCGCCATTCCCTGATCGAAGGCCGACGGGCCACGATCCTCGTTCGTTTCAGTCGCGTACGGTGCCGCCCCGTAGACCACGAGCGGTCCGCTGAATGCGGATGCCGACATTTCGAAGTCTCCTTAGGAGGTCGGGAACGTGCCCCACATGCAGCGTGGCTCGTTATGCACGAACACGTACCGCTCATACCCCTTGACGTTGAGGTTGTCGGTGGCGTCGTCGGTCCACATGCTCGTCTCGAACGGCACTTTCTCGAAGTAGATCAGACCGTCGATGTTGGTCTGGATGAACCACGCGTAGCTCGACGACAGGAAGTCCATCACCACGTAGCCCTTTTCAAGCCCGCCATCCATGGACTTGATGACGTTCGGGTCATTGGACGTGGTGCCTGGACGCAGATCGGCGTGGATCAGTCGATGAATGACTGGTGCCAGCGCCGGAGGAACGATCACCTGCTTTCCTCGAGCAAACACACGCACATTCGCTTCGTCGACCCACGTCGTGCGAATTGTCGTCAGCGCAGACAAGAGCGACGCCTCGTTCAATCCCATCTCCGTCGACGGCTTGTTGGCATACGTGCTGCCATCGACGGGGTGATCGGTTGCGCAGAGTGCCTTGCCGTCACCGCCGATATTCTGATCGTAGGTCGTCGCGTTGTTGAGGATGTTGGCGGCGCTGATCTCCTTGTACTGCGCAAACACCCGCTGCAGTCCGAGGTTCTGCGGCATGAACTCGCTCTTGTAGAGGTTATCATCAAGGACCTTTCGGGTCATTGCGTAACCGAGCGAAACCTCCTGAGTTTCCGCATTGTACTGATAGCGCGTCCCGGCGTTGTTGTCCGTGTACGCCGCCGCGCCCTCGGTCTTGAGAACGGGAAGCGGCAAGAACCTCGTCGACACGCTGCGCTCGACCGTCAGAGTGGACTTCTTTTTTGTGAAGATGGAAGCCCACTTCGACGGGATATCCTTGTATTTGCCCGTAACGCCGTAAAGGCCCGGCTCAAGGAGATGCCGAATCTGTGAAAGTGACGTTGCCATTGATCAGATCCCCTTAGATGCCCGCAAGG